ATTGAAAATCACAATCTATTTTCTAATTAATAATTGCTAAATCTAGATATTTCTGTATTTTTTACGACGAGTATAAAATTGTTTTCTGACTCGTTTTGGAAGTCGTCTCGTCATTTTTTTGATGAATGATGAAGCTGATGTTTTTTTAGGAATGTCAGGGAAAAGCATATAAGGAACATTGATTTCTTGAACTTTTTTTTGTTAGCTAATTCAATCATATATTTTCTAGATAATGACTTTAATAAATGGATAAAATTCATTTACTCTTTTTGAAAAATACATTAAAATTGAAAAATGTAGATGCTTATAAAAGAGTGCATCCCACAACACACGATCATTATTCACGTTATTACAACAACGAATCGATAAAATTGGTAGAAACACACTATAAAGATGATATAGAATATTTTGATTATAAATTTGAATATATATGAAACTTTATATTTTTAATTTTTTAATTTTAGAAAGCCATAAATCATATGTTATTTCATCATTTAAATGATGATCATATGGATTTTTACTTAAAAAGCAACTTTTTACAATACCTTCATCGTTTATAATATCATCTGTAATATCAATATAATTAAACCCATATTGAGCACATTTTGTTTTAAGCTTATTGTTATATTCAATTGTTTTTGTAGTTCTTTCAAGTTGTGACACATCCACTTCACTTCTAGAACCATTCAAGTACTTTTTATCAGTCGAATCCCGAATGGTTGGTAAAATTGAACCTGCTACTATAATTTGTTCTTTTTTATAGTTTGTAGTTTCCAATATATTATTTATGAATGTAAATAAATTTTTGACACAATTATTTATTTGTTCATCAACACTAATATTATATTTTGTAGATCTGACCCATATAATAAACCCACAATCAACTTCACCTAACATTATAAGAATTTTATCAGCATGTGTATTCATAATTTTGTTTCTAAATATTCTTAATGCATCTGTTCTACTATTTGGATTAACTGATCCTTGTGCTGTTGCACCCCCTACTATACAAACATCAAAAACAAATTCATTTTGCTTTTTATTACAATATTCAAATACTTTAGTATGACTATCACCACAACACAATATTTTCATTATATATAATATATGATAAAAATATTATTACATGTATAGTATCATATATGTATGTCAAATATCTACTTTTATCCATTCTACAATATCATGTATTTTTTTTCTATCAATAACTTTATAATCTAAATTTGACAATCCTGAATTCATTATTTCTTTCAATTTTTCTTCATCATTTAATGTTTTAAAATGATGATAATGTTTATTTATATTTTTACTGATATTTTTTGTGTCACGATCATTAATATCGTCAAAACGTGTCAGATATTGTGGTTGTTGCTCATTATTCAACAAAAATGTACTTTTTTTTATTTTGAAATACTCTGAACGGTTCTGTAATGCTTTATCTTCAGAACCCCATCCCCATACATCATTTGGAAATCCATTGATTTTGTTAATGACTTCGTTTTTCAATTTAATTATTCCCCCTAATGTATCGCATACAGAAGTATATAATCCTAAAATATTGGAACTATCTACATGTTTGCTGTAATATTCTTGAACAAACTTTTTTGTTGGGTTTATATCGATATCATGTGTAAAAAAATATTCAGTTTTATAATCATATTCTTTAAATCCAATATTTAATAATGCTCCCCTATTGAATAGTTTTCCTTCGTTTTGCTCTACAATCAATACTAATGTATTTGGTAAATATTGTTGAAATAAAGGAACACTATTCTCAATAAAATATTTCATATGTGTTTCTCTATTACGATATGGAACTACTATAACATTATTTAACATATTTATTTATAACACTAACTTTTATATTTAATTTACAAATTAAACACATATATTATTATTCATAACAATCAACAACAATAGACATGGGTCTGAAAGGATCCTTTACTCGTATATCATGGTCCGGCGTTCTTGATATATATCCTTTGCTGTAATCTATTTCATTTATAACTGGTTTATTGTTGTTGTCATAATAATGATTTTACAGAGTTAAATATCGGAAACCATACATGGCCACCGTTTATTACATTTTGATTGATTCTATCATTAGATCCACCTCCTCCTGCGTCAAAAATTTTTTCTTTGTTCATCTTTCTCTGATTGATTATATAAAACATTACAACTGTAATCAGGCATAGACAATCGAAATAGTCCTCCTGGTTTTAATATTCTGTATATATCATTTATCGTATTTTTCAAAAGGTCGTATTCTATATGTTCCATGACGTCCTCTGATTGAACAATATTCACATCATTTTTCATGTAATGGTATAGTTTCAGTTTATTTCCTGTTTCTGAAATTATTTCTAAAACGATTATATATTTATATTTTATATAATTCACTTTCATCTAAAAAATAATTTTATCTTCCACATTTTTTTAAGTGTACTCTATAATATTTGTTAATTGAACGTTGTTTCTTAAAAATTTTGTAACAATATTCAAAAACACGTAATAAATATGCCTAAAGTTTTCATTATTACAGAATACTTTGTAAAATATTATATTCTTTATATTTTACTAACATTTTTATGAAGTATTTAAACAATTTCTGATATTTATAGTATTATGAATAACTTTGATAAAATATTGGATTTTACAAAGTTATTTTGGCAATATCCAGTTATTACTGAAAAAACCTTCTATGACCAGAATAGATACAATAAAAATTATATTGGCATTCCATGGGCCACAATAATTGATAAAATTAAACAAAAACAAAAAATGCTCAATATCATTAAATCCGCATGTCAACCAAACATTGAATATTTTACATGCTGCCAACACATAAATTTTCGATTACTTATACCATTTTTTAAAATGATGAATGTAAAAACATTATATACACCCCATAAAGTTAAAAACCAAGATAATATTGACGGTATTCAAATTATTGCATGTCCATTGTACGCGGTAAACTTTGAGAAATATATAAGTCAGAAGAATTTGGATTACGCTAACGTAAAACGCGAATACTTATATTCTTTTATGGGCGCTTACAATCCTACATGTTATTTAACAAAAATCAGGCAAGATATCTTTCATATGAATCATCCCGAAAATACAAAAATAATTAATACAGGATTATGGCACTTTGAAAAATCAGTTTATTCAGATTTACAAAATTATAAACAAGACTTAGATACAAGTGAAAAATACACAAAAAATACAGAAGATTATAACAATTTACTGTTGAATAGTCGCTATTCATTATGTCCTTCTGGTTCAGGTCCAAATTCTATTCGTTTGTGGGAAAGCTTAGCATGTGGATCAATACCTATTATTTTATCAGATACATTAGATTTACCAGAACACCAACTTTGGAAAGAAGCTATTATACGTGTTAACGAAAGCAATATAGATAACATACATGAGATACTTAAAAATATATCTGAACAACGTGAATACGAAATGCGGATAAATTGTATGAAAATATATAATCATTTTTGTAATAACTATATGAATAAAAACATAATACTTCATTATTGTTGTGATAGTTACGAAAACGGAGCTATTGGAGGTGTAGCTAGATATGATTATCACCTCAAATTAGCATTCCCTGATCGAATTTTTGTTAAACAAAAAGATCCCTTATTATTGAAATTGTGTAATTTATACAAAGATAAACTGATTGTAATTACAGACAATCACTTATCATGTGATATCCCAAATAATATAAAAACATTTCTTGTACACCATGATGTGGCAGAAACACATGCAATAAGAGAACCAAGTTGGAATAAATATTGGAAAGAATTATGTTGTAATGGACAGAAAAAAATGCTATTTTATAGAAATCCTGAAACCACACAGATTATTAGCATATCTCAATTTTGTACGGATGAATTCGAAAAAATATACGGTACAAATTATACAAAATTTAATATAAAGAAAGTATTGCATTGTAGTGAATTCAATGAGCAAATGTATTTAAAATCATTCAACGATAAGCCTAATATATTAGGAAATTGGAGTGGATTTAATAAGGGTGAACATTTAATTTATAAATTACGATCAACTTATGGTCGTAGTTGTAATTTCAACAAATTGAATGTCTTACTCGATAAAAATGGAATAGACAGTTTTAATATTAGAAAACAAAAAGAATATTTGCGTAACGATATGTATTTATGTTTATCTTTATGTGAAGGGTTTTCGTACGCTGTACTAGACGCGTTATTATGTGGGTTAGTTGTAATATCTACAAATGTTGGTTTATGTTACAAAGACGTACCACAAGAGTGTTTTGTAATGTTAGACTGGACAAAAATTAATGATTTAGAATATATAAAATCAAAAATAGATTATGGTTGGAAAAACAGAGAAATTATCAGTAAAAATGGAAGAAATTGGTATATGAATAATTGTCGATTGGATAATTGGATATCCAATATGAAGGAAGTCATAAAATAAGTACTGAAAACAAAATAAACAATTCATTCACAATTATAACAATGAACGTAGTAAAAAAAATATTTAATCCACCTGTACATGTGAAATCCCCTCAAGTATACCCAATATTTGTTTTTTACCAGTTTTTTATACATTCGGACAAAAACCGATATGCAGAAATAAAGTATACGTTAAATAAAAATTTAAAATGCAAATACATTGAAAAACTTGTTCTATTGAATGAACGTGAATATACTAACGAAGAATATGGAATATCTGAAAAAGAAAGAGAAAAAATAGAAGAAATTATTATCGGAAAGCGATTAAGTTATCGATTATTTTTTGAACACGCGCAAAAATATAAAGGATACGTTATTTTATGCAATTCAGATATATATTTCACAAATACTCTTGTGAATATATACCAAACCCCATTATCTCTTTCCAAATCGTGTTTTTGTAATCTTCGTATCGAAAAAAATTATGTATTCGGACCAAGATCAGATTCTCAAGATTCTTGGATGTTTCACTCAAATTTTATACCTGATTCAAAAAAATACGATATTTTATTAGGAAAACCTGGCTGTGATAACGCAATGATATATTTACTTTCAGAACAAAATTACATGATATTCAATGAACCTTTTCGAATTCAAACAAAACATGTTCACACTACGAATATTCGTGATTATACTAAACAAGATTTAATCGTTTCCAAATACGCTTGGGTATATCCATATTTATCTTACTATATTACACCAAAATACAACGAATTAAATTATGAAGGATTTATAGATATTCTTGGAAAAAAAACCTATTTAATAACGCATGTTCATAAATATGCCACGCAATTGGCTATGAAAACTACATATAGTTATGATTGTATGGAAGATATTCAAAACATATTTTCAATTGGTGTACAAATAATGAGCCAATCTGATTTGAACACTTACCAAAATATTTACGTAGAATCTCTAATTCATTCAGATTGTTTTTATACTGATGAAACGCTAGAAAATAGTACAATATTAAAATTATTGAATAAACCATATATAAATGCAAACTCAACAAACAAAAAACTAGAACAATTTTTGAAATTGAAGGAATATCTGAAAAACAAGAAGATCTTATATATAGTGGATGACCAACATAAAATCAAAAATTCAGAATCCATTATGATTGATTCTTCACACCACTGGTACACTAACTATACGAAAATAAACAAAATAATCACAAATAAAAATTTTGATATTTTAATATGTTTTAGTAAAAAATATGCTGGATTATTAAATTTATGGTGTTATACAGCATATAAATATGGTAAAAGTGCAATTAATATACCAAAATTATATGAAGGATTTAGCTGTTTTTAAATTTATATTTAACATATATGTCAATCCATACATTTGGAGATAGTTATTCAATAGGCCAAAGCTATTAGTGATAGTAAATAACTTAATTTAATTAAATGGAAACGATTTAATTAATTTTTCCAAGTCAATAGTATTACCTAATCTATATAACATATTTTCATCAAAATCATCTACTTTTGTTATTTTTACTATTTTTCTATTTTGAGATGCAAAATAGTCATAAAATTTAAATTCACCTTCTTGTAATTTATATTCATTAAACCATTCAATAACATCTAATGAAAAATACATATCACACGAAATTACAGACAGTCTCAAACAAAACCCAAATGTTTTTTTCCTAACACCTTTATCCAAAAATAATTACTTGTATGCCGATATTTTACCATTCACTAATTTTAAAAAGAAAACAAACGTACCAATTTATATCATTCAAGGATGTTTAAATAATAATAGAAGACATTTACCATTACTAATTAAAATTTTAAGTAATAAATTTAATTTTGATTATAAAATTAAATTTATCGGTAGAGGAAATTTTCCAAATGAATTAATACCATTTAAAGAAAAAATAATACTAAAAGATAATCTAAATTTTATAGATTATCATAAAGAATTTGTAGATGGATATTGTATATTACCTTTAATTTCAAAACAATCTCACCCTCATTATTACACTAATAAATTAACATCTACTATAAATTATGCAAAAGCTTATGATTTAACGTGTATTTTTGATAGAGATTTACAAGATATTTATCATTTAAAAATACAGAAATTTATAATAACGATAATGATATCATTCAGGCATTTCGTGAAACTCTACATAAATTTTATTTATAACAATCTAAAACTATTGACAACGGACGACGTGGATTCTTCACTCTATGATCATTATCAGGCGTTCTATATATATAACCCATCCTATAATCTATATTTTTCACTACTGACTTATCTTCATTATCATAATAATGTAAATATTCCACATTATCCTTCTCAAATTTTGTCTTTTTCATCAACTCTTTCACCAAATTATATCTTGGAAACCATAAATGGCCCCCATTTATAACTTTCTTATTCACTTTATCATAACTACCACCTCCTCCAGCATCAAATATTAAATTTCCTTCTTCATCTTTTACCGAACGATTGTATAATACATCACAACCATAATCCGGCATCGATAATCGAAATAATCCACCCGGTTTCAATACTCTATATATTTCATTAATACAATTCGGTAGTTGTTCATACTCTATATGTTCCATCACATCCTCAGATTGAACTATATCTACTGAATCATCCAATAAATCCATCCTTTTTGTTACATCATGACGTATATGTAACCTATCATCTCTGGTAAGACTCAATCCAATAAAACTCTTACCTGTTTCCATTCTTGATCTTGGTGGCATATCACCACAATACAAATATATTTTACTCATATATTTTATATCCTCAAATCTCATATAAAATATATAACCACTTCATTTTTATATTTATTTATTTATTATATTCCACATTTTTATCTTTCCAATCCATCATTCTACAATTTTTCATATACTATTCCCTACCTTTCCTACCTATTTCCTCTTTATTTGTCCAAGCATATAATAACTTATCCTTTACATATTTTATATAATTCTTTCTACTCCATTCTATCTTAACAAAACAATCATGTTTATAGCTTTACTTTCGGAACATGTCGCATACCTTTCTTTACTGTTTTCGCCAATTTAAGTGCTTTACTTTTACGAGTACAACCTTCTTTCAATAACTTATAATCGACACCAGAAGATTTACCTCCAGTGACAGAACTTGCTAATCGTGCAATTCCCCATGAATGTGCCGTTTGATTGGGTCTAGATCCCGAAGAAAAATATGCACCCATTCCTTTACGAACGATCGAATTTAACGTTTTTATACTACAACCAGTTCTATAGGCCAATGCTTTATTGACTTTTGTACTTCCATACATTTTTTTCATAACGCGAATATGTTTTGAAGGCAATGATTTAAATGATTTAACTTTTTTACGCGTATGATATTTTTTATTCTTGTAAAACTTTCTTGATTTTTTTAATTCGTCTTTTACTGTCTTTTTATCTTTTCTGCTAAGATACCGTGGAACATATCGAAGTGGTACACTAGTCATATATGTATTTAATATATTGTATTTTGATCGTAAAATAGTATTTTCAACAATTAGTCAAACAAAAATATATTTTTGGTGTTCTACTTTTACTTTACCTAGAACGTCTGTTTTTTTTACGCCTGAAATTTTGCAATGAGTAATTTGTACGCGTGAATCACAATTAAAACGTGAATTTTCTTTACATAATGTCGCACCTTGTACAACTATTTTATGAATTTGAGTTCTTGATAATTTGTATGGAATGGACGCAATTACATGTGCAGAAGTATGATTATGGACGTGAAACCATATATCATTTGATTTTGCTTTATCAATCATATTGAAATTTTCTTGAGCGCTTTGTCCAATATAAAAAGTAATATTATCTTTTATATTGGGAATGTATATGATTTTCGTAATCATTTTTATATAATAAGAATAATGTTTTTAATATTAAATTTTTAAAATGGATAGTTTATGTTTGTGAGAGCGAATAGATATAATATGTTCCAGTAATCAACATAATAACCAGACTGATTATTGTAACTGTCATAATAGATGAATATTGAGAATTGGTATTATAATTAAAGAACAGTGTGGTTGATAATATTAGCATACCCATAGTGAAAGCAAATGTACTCATTCCCCATTTATCATACATACCATATACACGAAACCGGTTTGAAAACGCAATTATCGGCGGAATAAGTAGTATTACAATGAGCAACATGGCAAATTGGAATATTCCAATATCCTTTTCGACCGAATCTTCTTCATTATCTTTATCTAGTTTGTTATTATCCAATTCTGGAGAACAATCTATATAGATTTCGTTATCTTTATCGTTAGATAATTCAGAAAAATCATTCTCAGGAGAGTACACAAACATGCCAATGTTTCCCGGATTTTCATTTGCGATAAATGTAAACGTTTTGAAACCTTGAAGTTTTTCCATGTCTTCTGTGTTGATAGTCAAGCTATTTTTATAATAAAAAACAGTTGGTAGTACAGTTTGAAGTCCAGAAGTTATTGTTTTTGTGCTTTTTACTTTTTGCAACGTTTCTTTTACACTTTTAGATTCATAAAAACAGTAACCACCTTCTGGAACTAATTCTTCCAATAAAATACCTTGACTTAATTGGACAGGACCAGTAGAATTCTTTTTTTTAGGTTGTAGAGGCCTTAAAATTTCTTTGAAAAATTGTATCGAAGTTGTTTCCATAAAATTGCTACTTGAAGCTTTTACTGGTATAGCCAGAATAACTTCTTCACTTCCACGTTTAAATGTTATGTGTAATTCTGTTTCGTATTCTGATCCAGAATATCCTTTTTTTGAATGAACACTGCTATAGAAAAGTGTCAACAGAGAAACGTAATATTTGAGTCCTTTGAATGTGATGAAATTTTCTCCAGCAGTTCCTGAAGGAAATATAGATATATACTGTTGTTTTGTTGTAACGTCATTTTGAAGTGAAACATGACTGATTTTATGATTTAAGTTAGCTTTTATACTGCATGTTGATCCACATTTATTTATAGTTTTAAAGTCAATAACACATGGGTATATAGGATACTTTTGGTTATCTTCTGGTGATCCTGTCTTAGTCATTATATTTATACATAGTATACATTAATTTATTATCAATATATCATAATATAGAACTATATGACTTCTAAAAAGTATTCCAAAAAATCATTTGCGAACAGATTGAAGAAAATTGCTCGAAAGCTGACTAAGAAAAAACATACACAAAAACTTCGGAAAAAGAATAAAAAAACGCAGCACAAAAAAACACAAAAAGGTTCTGGAGCTGAAAATTCAAAACCGGAACCAATTGAGTTGGATAATGTAAATAAAAACGATTTGAATCAAGAAAAAACACCCGTAATGGATAATGAAAATATTTTAATTCCAGAAAATCGTGGAAATAATGACCAAGATAGTTTTGTTGAAAATATGGAAGAGAAATACGACGATAACATAAATACTGTTGAAGAAGAACAATCCGATATTTTTCAGAGTAATGAAGATCTTGAGTCAATTCAAAACGACAAAGAAAATGAGCCTATTGAAAGTGAAGAATTTAACAACACTGAAAATAGTGAAATTGACGAAGTTATGAATAAAAATGAAGATACTGAAATAGAAAGTATTGATAATAATCCTGAAATACCTGAAGTGAGTATAGATACGAATAAAAATAAAATTGTACCAGACGAAGATAGTGAATTTGTTGGTGACAGCAATGGTGATACTGATAACAATGAAGAAGAAAGTATTGAAAAACCAGTAGATAACTGGAATTACGAAAAAGTTAAAGAAGTTCTTGAAATGTTAGACAGTGTAGTTACGAAATTAAACAAACCCTTTGAAAACTATAAATCTTCAAAGAATAGTGTATTTCTTATGACAGAAAAAAACTCCGATCAAAACCTGGACGATGAAGAAAGCAAACCAGTTGAATCAATTGAACATATTGAAGACGAAGAAGGCAAACCAGTTGAATCAATTGAAAATATTGAAGACGAAGAAGGCAAACCAGTTGAATCAATTGAAAATTTTGAAGACGAAGAAGAAAATAACAGTGATAACAAACAACAATGAAAATAGTAATTTATACCGCATACATGATAACAAACAATAACAACAATGTTATTATATTTACATGAAACCAAAACTTCAAAAATATCAGCAAAAACAAAAAAAACAAAAACTTACCAAATATTTGGTCTGCAACTTTTTTTTTTTTTTTCAAGTTTGAATTTCGA